GTTTTTCGAATATCGAAATTCCGTTGATTTATCGGAAACGGCGAGGATTCGTAGAAAGACTTATGAAGAACGCCGCCTAACGCCAAACACCGGCTAAGGCGCCGGTTGTGACGTCAAAATGCTAATCGTGAAAAACGCCGTTCGACAGTTTGTACCGGAAGAATACCAGGTTTCAGCGGACTTCTACGAAGCGCTGTCTGACGAGGTTGAGGACGTTGTCGCCCGAGCTGGCGAGAGAGCGGAAGCTAATGGTCGGAGTACGCTGAAGCCCCGCGACCTGTAGGGGTTAAACCTTCGAACTTTCGGATTTTACGGCGCTAATTGGACGTAGAAACGTTGTTTCTCGACGTTTGAGTAACCTTTATTGCGCTCTCGACCCTACGTCTTTGTAGCCTCCGACGACGAACAAACGGGAGTTCCGTCGGAGTTGTTACCCAACCAGCGTACGGCTGGTCGATTAGCCATGCCCGTGAAAACGGCTTCAAAACCCGACGAGGAACCGTCTGATACGTCAAACGACAGCGATTTCTCACTTTTTCGTAAGGTTCAATCAGACGACGATATCTGCGGTAATTGCTTCCGTAGAACGCATAATTCGTTCCAACGGAATTACGCCGTCGATATCTATAAGGTCGACCATTTCGAGTGGGAGACTTGGGCACGGAAGGTCGACTTGCCAGACGATCGTATTCCGGAATGGGAGAATCGGGAAAGTGTACCTGCCACCCCTGTAACCCTCGGAATGCGTGGGTTGTGTGCTTGCGGTTTCCCGCCTGGAGAACAGCTCCGACCGTTACCTAAATCACTGTTTTTTGAGTATGCGAACCACCTAATTGATCGGTATTCCGAAATCGGTATACAGTTCGACGAAACACGATTTCTTGACGTACTCAAGAAACGTAAAACCGACCCCTCAGAACAATTCGCCGATGATAAGCTCTACGATGAAGCGACCGATGAATCGCTCGTATAACGTGAATACGCAAGGTTCGTTGTACGAAATGTCGTTTACCTATGCGCTAAGCCGATGAGCGGCGCATCCGATACCCGTTCGGATCGGGAGCCTAAGGTCGGGGATCCGGTAAACGAGGTCCCGGAAAGAGCGCCAGACGAGTACTGTAATGCGAGAACTACAGAGGACGGTAAGTTCCAAGGGTACTGCGGTGAGCCGGCAGGAGAGGGTACGGATAAAGACGCAGGGAGATGCTGGAAACACGGGGGACTTAGCACCGGCCCTACCGGTGACGACTTGAACCTCGTTGAGCCGGTGACTCACGGTTTAACCGTAGACCCACACAATTACACAAGAACCCTTGATACGGCGGAAGAGAAACAGTTCGTCTTGAACGTTCAGTCGGCAGTCGAAGATAGGATAGAGCGGAACACCGGCGATTTAGATTTCCTCGATAAAGCGCTTGCTAACAGGGTCGCCGTCATGCTACATATCGCATGCCAAGCGGCAGAGTATGCGAATCGCGAGGGCTTATTCGAGCAGATATTCACGCCGGATGGGCAGATAGAGGTCGAAAATCGCATGCTCGATCATATCCGGCAGTATAACAAGGACCTCGTCCGGATTCTCCGGGATATTGGAGCTACGAAAGAGAGCGGTAACGACCTTGACGCCATCGCAATGTGGAGATCCGACCTTTCCGGTGACGAGTAGTCGCTTTACCGTGGGTATAGATTGAGAGATAAGCTCATTTATCTTCCTATCTGTACCCACGAGATATTCGTGGAGCTGTCGCTTTGCACGTCGGATTGATCCTTCTTCTCCGGTAAATCGCTCCAGCGCGCCGGAGAGGCGGCGGTCCAGCGAACGGAGCAGGGGTACACACAATGTCGACAGATATGGCACGAAACGACAAATTAAACGATTTGGTACGTGAACAGAACGGCGAAACTCCGGGATTCGAAGTACCCGAACCGCCAGATACGAAATTATTCGATAATAAGGGGTTAGCCTGCGCTTTAACGTTAATCCTTGCATCGTCAGACGGTAAACCGCACGGAAGGCAGATTTTAGACGTCCTTGATGACGTAGGACAACCTATTTCGCCGGGCACGTTGTATCCGGAGATACATGCCCTCGAAGACGATGGTATCGTAAAACGCTCGGAGCTCGTTCAAACGAAGAAGATTCTAATTGACGACGATGAAGCGTTCGAAGAGCGAATAACCGAGTATATCGACGAATTAAACTGGTTACTGTCGATGCTCGAAGAGGTACAATGACCTTTTCTGCGGCGGATAGTGACGGGATTCAAGCCCTCGATATTAACCAGTTTTCGTGGCTAACTGAGGGGTATTTCGTTCGGTTCGACGTAGGGAATGCGTGTTTCCCTACGATCGGGAACGGAATGACAGTCGAGGTAGATAGCGGTGAGATCGTTGCTAACGGTATAACAGTATCCGTTAGTTCTCAATCCGTTACGTTGTCAGACGGTGACTCTCAGCCGCGGAAAGACATCGTTTACCTTGATTCTGCCGGGCTTATTGACGTCGCCGAGGGTACCCCAAACGCAGCCGTCCCCTCCGGCGAAATCCGGGAAGCTACAGCTCGGCCTGCCCCGCAGAGTTTGGAGGGTAATCCGTCGGTTATCGTCGCCGAAATATGGGTGGGCGCTGGCGTAACCGATTTATCGACGAGTGACCTTCGAGATCGTCGGATTGGGTTCGAGGAATCAGCCCTTGAATTATCGGATTTATCCGGTGAAATCGGAACGGGCGAATTAGCCGATGAATCCGTAACTGAGCCGAAGATTGACTCCGTCGATACGCCGAATGACGGGGAGTCATTGACGTGGAATAGCGCCGAGGCACGATTTGAATGGGTTTCAGCGACCGGATCCCCCGGTGGTTTAGACGGTCAAATCCAGTATAACGACGGGGGCGGGTTCTCCGGTATTACCGGTTTTACATACGACCCATCGACCTCCGAAATTACGTTGATACCAGTCATAAACGACGGTATAGTCGCTTTACAGGGGATAAGTTTTCCGAATATCACTGGAACGCCGACTTTTGCGTCACACGACCATTCAGAAGGCGGTTTATCAGCGATAGTAAACGCTGGTTTAGCCGATCAAGCCGTAACCCCTCCGAAAGTCGACGGATCCGGGGGATCGGCAGGTGACGTCCTTGGGACCGATGGAACCGCAACCGGTGTTTCGTGGGTAAGTCCGGGTACTGACGCTTCGACATCTGCGGATTTCGTAGCTAAAAGCGGTGACGGTACGACTAAGACGTTCCTATTGTCACATTCACTCGGGACAACCCCCGCCGCTGCTACGGTTCTCGCCGATTCTGAGGACGCTTCGACTGACTTTTGGATTACCGGTAAAACGGCATCAGACGTCGAAATTACGTACGCCGCTGCCCCGGTTCCAGGGTCTAATAATCTCGAATGGAACGTACTTACGAATGACGGCGGAGGGGGCGGTGGTACAAGCGGGGATTCGGTGACTAAGAACGGCGATGGTACGGATACGTTCTCGCTTAGCCATAGCCTCGGATCTACGCCAACCGCCGTAGTCGTTGTCCCTTCGTCCGAGGATGCGTCGTCTGACTTTTGGGTTAGTTCGAAATCGAGTACCGCCGTTGAGATAACTTACGACGTCGCTCCTCCGGCTGGTACCGATAATCTGTCATACGAGGTGATAGCACGATGAGACGTGAACATTTCGACGAGTTAACAGCAAGGCGGGACGCCGACGTTAGGGTAGCACACGATTGGGGTTCTTCGTTAGCAGCGATTCAATCCGCTGTTGACGATTTAACGTCCGGTGGGTACGTATGGGTTTCGAAGGATTCAGGGCCATACCCTGCGAACGCTGACGTGTTGAATCTCCCGAGTGCCGTTCGTGTAATCGGCGATGGGGCCGAGATAACCGCCGGTAGTAAAGACGTTGAAGGCGGTGATACACTCGTAGTCACAAACGACGATATTACGAACGGAAACGACAATATAACGTTAAATGGTCTCGATATAACGGGGAAAGTGAGGATAGCAGCGGACGCTGCCGCCGGTAATTATTGTAGTAATATCACGCTTGATAACGTCAGATGTTACGATGTACCGGATTTTGCATTCGATTTAAGCGATGTTATGTCCGGTCATATACGTCGTTGTTACACGTCAAACGCCGGAGTTGGAGGCGATGATAACGGCAACGACGGGTTACATTTAACCGACTCTATAGGCGTTTACATCGAGGATTACGAAGCCGACTCTGGGGACGACGTACTTGCGGTTGAAGCCAATAGTCTATTATCTTCGTTAATTACGATTAATCACGTTACGGGAACTTCAAACGTCGGTGATTTGGTTAAGTTTTACACAAATCCGAATACCGACGTTGGTGATAATATATTCGGCGTATCTCTCGTTAACCCGAAAGCCGACGGTGGGCTTAACTCTGCGATCGAATTTGAAAACGACGGTTCAGGCGAGATTTACGATATAGGGGTACGTGGTCTCGACGCATACGATATATCGTCCGGAATAATCTCTAACGACTATACGAACGTACACCACGTTAGACTGTATGATTGTACGATTCGTCGCACTCAGCAGAGTCTTTTGAATCTCGGTAAAAGTTGGGAGTCTTACGGCGGTACCTACGTAGCCGCCGGTATGAGCGGTAATGCGTACCAGGGCGTTGAATTTAAAGCGGCCGACGCTAAGCTAATAGGCGGGGAAGTCGGACCCGCGACTAATCACGTAATACTGGCAAGCGGGGATCGGTTTACCGTTAAAGACGTAACCGTTGATGCGCTTTCTCAGACGATAGACGGCGTTACTATAAATCCGGCACAAGGTATACGTGTAAACGGGTTAGACGGGACCGTTGAGAATAACGACGTCGACGCTGATAACGACTGGGCAATCGGTTCTTCCGGGACCGATGCTGGTACGCTTGTATGGAATAATACGTATATTACGAACGGTCTTGGAGACGGACAGTTTTCGTCGGATGCAATACTCGGGTCGGGTCTTATCGGAGTCGTCGGTTATCAGTCCGGAGACTTCATACCTCTCGTATATGGCTCAGGCGTTAATACAAGCGACGATGATACGACTTCGAGTACATATTCAACGGCGACGAACGGCGGCGATGGTATCATTACGTGGGACCATATTCAGCCGTCGAGAGGGAGTGTTTACTGCGGGTATTTCGGTCGTATAGATTTACTTAATGGTTCTACGATGGATGTACGCGTTAGAAACGTAACAGACGGCGAAACTATTTGTGAACGAACCGGTATATCGTCAACCGGACCGTTCGATATCGACCCCGTAGCGTACACTCCGACGACTACGAGTTCGCCGATACATTACCAGGCGGAAATCGCGTCAACCGACGGTACAAATACCGTCCGTCTTGACGATGGGTCACCGGTATTTGGGGTTCAAGTATGAATGCGGATAAGAAGCGTTTCAATCCGTCCGACTACTCGGATGGTGAAGATAAATACATACGGTTTATCGAGGACGTACTTGGGATAACCCTCGCTGAAACGCAAAAGCGAATAATCAGAGCGTTAACGACGAAACAGCGGGTACTCGTTGTCTCAGCAAACGGTGTCGGAAAATCGTATTCCGTTGGAGCGTTAATATTAGCGTTTCTACTTACGAATCTTGATTCGACGGTATTAGGTACCTCCGGTAGTTATTCGCAGTTCCGGGATACGATGTGGAGACCGCTTACGAAGATGTTTAAGCGTGCCCGTCGTAAAGCGGTTCTTCCAGGTCAGATACGTCGGGGGAACCCCCCTCGTCTTGAAGTTGACGACGATTGGTACGCTAAGGCGGTCTCTCCACGGGACCCCGGTGACCTTGAAGGTCGGCACGACGACCACGTTCTCGTCGTTGTTGAAGAAGCGGATAAGCGGTTCATTACGGAGGAACACTTCGATTCAGCAAATTCGTCCGTAACTGATTCGAATGACCGAATGATAGCGGTCGCTAATCCGCCCAAAGATGAATCAAACGTCGTATATGATAAGATGCGGTCGGATAGGTGGTATGTCGTTCAATTTTCGTCGTTTGAGTCGCATAACGTCAAAGCGGATATGGGAATGGTCGACGAACGGTTACCCGGACTCGTTGATCTCGTTACAGTCGCCGACGATTGGGAGTCATGGAACGATGAACCGTGGCCTGGAACCCCCGACGATTGGCCGGGTATGGCTGAAATGTCCCGGCGTATTACGTCCGGCGAAATACCGAGAGACGAGGTGATAAAATATCTCAAACCCGGATTCGAAAAAGCAAGATTCGCACACGCGGAAAGAGACGATCTGGATCAACGGTGGTACCGTCGGAGAGCGGGTGTAATACCGCCTTCGACAGCAGGCGCTTATCGTCCGTTTACGACTGCTGACGTTGAAAACGCCCATGTTTCCGAATGGCCGGATAATAGAGGTAGATTGGGTGGCGTTGGTATGGACGTTGCTCGTGCGGGTGGCGACTGGAACGTTTTAATCGCCGTTTATGGGTACCAACTTGCGGTAATCGACCGTTGGAAGGGCGTCGACCATAATCAGAACGAACGGTTAATAAGGGGGTATGCTAACGGTTGGTCGGGTAAGCCCGAATTCGCCGTAGACGCGCAGGGGGAAGGCTCCGGACTTGCGGATCGTATATCGACGTTCTATCCAGAGCTTGTTCGTTTTTCCGCTGGTTCTAAACCACGGAATAAGGACAAATTTTACGATAAATGGGCGGAATCATTGTACCATTTCGGGCGATGGCTCGACGAAGGAGGCGTTTATAAGAATAACCGGTTAAACGAGGAGCTACTGGCGGCGAGTCGTGTTGTAGAGTTCGACGAAAGATACTACGCAAGCCGAGAGGGTACGGTTCTCAAGGCTACGAAAAAGGACAAGATAAAGGATGTACTCGGAAGATCACCGGACGTGCTCGACGCAGCTTTACAAGCTGTATGGACGAAAAAGGCAGAACGACCATCGACGGTACAGCGGCTCGTGTGGTGAAAAATGACACGCAGTGAAGCGTTCGATATCCTCTCTATACTCGAAGAACTCGACCCTCCGGCATACGACGATAAAACGAACGGACCGGCGGATAACGGGTCTATTATATACGTTACAGGCGACGGTACAGACACCGAGGGTTTATATCAGCGACAAAGCGGTACATACGAAAGATTAGGAGTTGGTGGCGGTATTTTCGCCGATTCTGGTACAAACGTTGATGGCGGGACTGTATGGCAGACAGGCGCCGAAGATGAAATCGATATGCAGTCCGGCGATGTACGTTCTGCATGGCATATTACGAATCACGAGACTACGAACCAAGTTGCGCAAGCTAACCGGCCTCTCGTAAGTGTAAAACCGAGAACGTTATATCTCGATCCCGTTAATGGAAGCGATAGTGTCGACCTTCGTAACGTTACTGCGGATAATCCGCTTAAAACGCTCAATCATGCGCTAACCCTTATCCCTCATTTCCTGTTACATGAATGGACGATCGATTTAACCGGTGCTACAGGTATATCTTTACCGGCTACGTACGATTCAGTTACGGCGATAAGCGGCCCTCCGATGGTGTTAGCTACGTGGGCAACGCCGGGCGTCGAACCTGCGCTTCATATCGTCGGGGACGTGTCTAATCCGTCGAATTGCGTCCTTAACCACGATTTCATCAATCTCGCTATTAAGAACGCCGAAACAGACGATGAAGGTTCGGAGGCAATGCTCGCTGGATGCGAGATAGGCGCGATAATTAACAATAAAGCCGGCGAGTTATCGATAGCCGATTGTGTGTTCACTGGAGCTAACGGAAATGCGGCGCTTCAGGGTAAAGGTGGCGCCGTCACGACGTTCCATAACACCGAATTCCAAGACGGTTTAAATCACGTAGCTGACCTCGGACAAGCGGGTGCATTCGTAATTCTACGGGGATGTACCGGTTCTGTTTCTGAGTACACGTTTGACTTAGAAGGCGGTGCTGTCGGGTTTGACTACGATAGCGAGACGATTGGTAAGCGTGGGAAATTCGGTTTAGGTAGCGGTGGCGTCGGAATACTTCGGTCTGGTAACGTCTTCGGTAATTCGACGCGTGAGGACTGGGGGGACGAGAGATTTAGTAAGCGTCGTACAGATCGTTATATCCAATATAGGCCGACTTGGAACGTTAATAACGGTAATCCGATCCCATCCGACGGTGTGGTCCAATTCCCGGACGGTAGCACGAACGTTCAAGAAATCGAGGTCGGTCGACGTGTACCGACTAATCACCCATCAACCGTCGATTTCGATTATCAGCTTGAAAGCGACCCTACGACCGGTAATTTCGACTTTGAGTTTATTCGAGCAAGCGATAACGAATTATGGCGTATTCGTATACTTAGTAGCGGTTCAGCGGAGCTTCAAAAGGTCGATGGTGGTACAGTAACAACCGTTCTTTCGTACAATTACACAGACGATCAGTCTACGCATTCGATCCGCGCTGAACGTAGCGATTTAGACGTTTGGGAGCTATTTGAGGATCAATCTTCGCAGACCGGTACTACGACGGATTCATACGTACCTCCCATCGGCTCTTTCGGTTGGGAAATGCAAATACGGAATACGATGGATACATCGGTGCTACTCGGGGCATTCGAATTGGGTCACTAAAATGCCGATTGAAAACGAAATACAACATCGGTTCACCGCTGGTGTTTACGTTCAAGGCGCATTACTTTTCGAGAGACCCGAGGATAAAGTCGTTAATCAAACGACTGGTTCGTCGTATACGATCGACGTTAGAGACGGTTCGATGTATGATTTAACGGTTGACTCAGACGTAACTTTTTCGTTCGATGGTGCATCTGAAACGTCCGGCGGTAATCTCGTTACAGTAATACTGAGACAAGATGCAACCGGCGGTAGATCAATAAATTGGCCTACTGATATTTTATGGAACGCCGGTTCAGCGCCTTCGTTGTCGACTAACGCCGGCGATATAAGTCTTATAACATTTGTTACGCCGAACGGAGGTACGGACTGGATCGGTTTATTCGGGGGTACAGGATTCGCATGAACCCTCCAATTGGTGCGGCGAGAGCGGGTTTATTAGGATCCGTAACAGCCGACCCGCTTACGGTAATCGACCAGTTCGACTCAATCGCTGATTACGACCATCAGCAAGGCGAAGAAGACGTTACTCAAACCACGGCTACCGATCCAGACTTACCGTCCTGGGTCGATGATAACGTCTTTGAAGCTTCGGATCCCGGGTACACTGAGTTAAACGATACAGGCGGAGGTTCTTTACCTGTACTACCGAGTAAAGGAGACGATAATACGACGATATTATACGCGTCGAGTAGTGGTTCCGAGGAGTACGGTCCGTCGTATAACGTTATTGACGGTCAGAATCACTATTCAATCAGGGTCGAGGGAACGCAGGTTAGATTCTTTAAATACGATAGTAACGATGGCGGTGCAAACGTACTTAACTCGTGGACAATTACGGATCCGGGTACTGATTTAATCAGTATCGAGTTTAAGCACGGTAATGGGAGTAACGATTTAAGCGACGAAGAGCATTTAATACGGGTTAATAACGTAACACAAGGGAATACGCTTCTCGATACGACGCACACGGTTTCAACGCCTCTTAGCCCAAGCGACGGATTCGGCGTTGTATTCAATTCCAGCGGTACGATGCGATTCCACGGCGCAGCTATTAGCGGTCAAACTACGACTGACGACGGAAGTAATGGAGGCGGTGGTACTGGAACGTATTATACGGGTAATACACTTCTTACGTCGGATTATCCGGGCCCTCAGGACGCTATTAATGCGGCGTCATCACTTGATACTGTCGTTTTCGATGAAACCGAAACCGTTCCTGATATTTCACCCGCATCGTTAGTCGTTGATAAAGCGGATATTAAGATTGAAGGCGGGGACGTTTCAGGTAATCACATTGAGGCGGAGAATACGAACCCAACGGGCGATATATTACGTATTGAGGAACCGGCGAAAAACGTTTGGGTCGATAATCTTACGATTGACTGTCGGTGTGACTTCGCTAAGGGCGGTGGGGCGTCGGGCGCAGCTCGTGGTATTGGAGGTCAAGACATCGGTGAACTCGATCATATCAGGATAACGAATTGTACCGTAAAGAGCAGCGGTCGAAACGCGATTAACTTCGTAAACGGCGATAGTAACGGCGTACAGGGTGATTTAACCGATTTCTATATTAGTAATAATACGGTATTAACTGCGGATTCACACGGTATTCTAATGGGCGTATATGACGATCAAGGTCCTACTGTTATCGAAAACGTTATAATGGAGTATAATTACGTCGAGGAAACGAATTCACAAGCTTGCGGTATATTCGCACAACAGGAGGACGCAACGGCGTCGAACTGCTTATATCTATTCAACGAAATACAGCAAGCCGGTACAAACGCCGGCGATCAGGGTTCATCTACGAGTTTTGAGTCAATCGTTAATAATGCGGCATATTACGGTAATATAGTCGATAATAAGGCTTTACTCGGTGGGCCGTCCAGTACGAAAGGAGGGGTTGGAACAGCGTTTGTTCGAAACGAGGTATACGGTGGTGGTCGGGCTCTTAGGCTTGAAGGCGACCAAGGGCGGACACCGACGACGATAGTGATGCAACAAAACGTAGTTGATTCGGCTAATCATGCGGTTCATGCCGACGGCGATCAAGTCGAAGGGGCGAATGGACTACGGGTTGACGATAATGAGTTTATTAATTGTTCTCCGACTATAAACGATGCGTCAGACGTTGAACTAACGAATAACGGTACCTCGTTAGGGGTATCGACGGGTCAGCCGTCATCGCCGACTAATCCCGTTGAATTTACAAATACGCAAGGCGAGACCCAAGTTGCTATTTCGTGGGACGTCGGCGGCCCGGACCCATCAAACCCCGTTTCTGTATTCGTTGATGTTAGTCTGGACGGCGGGGCTTCCGTATGAACGGTTTTATACGGTTGCGTTGACGTTGATACGGTTTAACGCCAGGTGATAAAAAGAAAGGGAACGTTTCAAGTAGTTGTATAGGCGGTAAAACGTAAAATTAAAAAAAAAAAATGGCTAATTACGAGATAATCGTACGAAACAAGGATGACGGAACGGAAAACAAAGTCGGAGAAGATAGCGTCGCTGAGGGCGAAATCGACGAATGGTCGTTGATTATAAAAAACCCGAAGATAACGACGTCGGGCTCCAAAACGTCGGGAAACTGAATACGGGGTACGGGTACGGAGGATACGGTGAAGCGGAATACGGTAGTTCGGGGTAGTATAACATGAGTACGAAAAATTCTACGGTTAAATGGAACGGTGCCGAGTACGACGAGGAAACATTTGCTACCGCTACCCGTATCGCGATAAATTCAGTCGACGATGATCCGGCTGGAAGCTTACATAACCGAACGGATTATTTAAGTCGTTTAGGCCGACAATACAGCGGAGATAGAGATATATACGACGTTCTCGGATACCCGAAAAAGAATAACCTTACGCTCGAAGATTACCGGGCTAAGTACGAACGGGGTATCGGAAGACGTATCGTCGAACTACCGGCTCAGGATTCGTGGAAGAAACCGCCGAAGGTCACTGATACGCCGGGAACAGACGATCAGACTACGTTTGATCGGGAAGTCAAACAACTCGTTCAAGCGACGAAACCTTGGCATTACCTCCGGAGGGCCGACAGCGTCGCAGGAATCGGTCAGTATGGGGCGCTATTTATCGGATACACGGATAATGCAGAAATCGATAAATCCGTTGACGAAGGGTCGTTACCAACGGATCCGAAAACCGCAATTAGTCATTATCAGCCGTTTGCTCACGATTCAATCGAAGATTGGCGGTTAGGAAAGGAAAAAGACCTTGAACCGTCGGATCCTAAGTACAACGAACCCGTTGAGTATAAACTCGATTTCGGTGAATTAGACGATGACGCCGCGGATGATCCGCATTGGGTTCACTGGACCCGCGTTTTACACGTCCCTTCCGACGGTAGAGACGAGTCTGACCTTATAGGTACCCCGCGACTTAAGACGGTATATAATCGATTAGTCGACCTTGAGAAAGTCGTTGGTGCTTCGGCGGAGATATTCTGGACCGGCGCTGCTCCGCGATACCAGTTTAACGTTGAGAGCGAAAATGCGGCGGATATTCCGGAGGACGAGCTGGCGCAGTTAGATTCGGAGGTACAGAAGCTCGTTCACGATATGCAGAACTATATAAAGACGTTCAATACCGACTTAGAGGTAATATCCGGCGAAGAGGTCGACCCTACTGGCGTCCATGAATCTATAATGTCCTCGATTGCGGGGACTAAGGGGATACCAAAGCGGATTTTAATGGGTTCAGAGCGAGGCGAATTAGCGTCTACTCAGGATAGGGCAACGTGGTTAAGCGAGGCGGAAAGTCGTCGTACTCAATTCAACGAACCTGTTATCGCTCGACCGTTCCTCGACCGGCAGATAGGATTCGGTATATTAAGCGAACCTCAGGGCGGTACATACGATTTATTATGGCCGAACCTGTTTGAGCTTAACGAAGTCGAGCAATCGGAGGTAGAAGCTAATAGGGCCGAGGCACTCGCCAGTATGGCGCCTAAGGGTAATACTGATTTACTCGGTGAATTCGACGAATTGATGGAATACGTAAAAACCGGTGAAAAGCCTGATTTATCCGGCGGTCCTGAGTTACCTCCGATGGACGAATCAAATGAACAGGTACGACGACAATTCGGAGAGATGAACGGTGAATAACCGGATGAGTAATACGTTGCAGAGGGTATCATCGTCCCAAACCCCCAGGGTTTGAGTCGGGAAACCCCATAAACTGGACGTTCCGTTCAGGTTAATTGAAATGTCTAAAGCACGACAAACCGTATTCAATGCCCAATTAAACCGTGACCCGACGCGTACGAAGACCCTTCGGCGGAGATACGCCGAGAGACTTCGAGGGTGGTTTGGACGACTGAACGCCGTAATTAGAGCCGCTGTAAAAACGAGGGACGTATTCTCGATAAACGAGGAGGATCCGACCCCTCCTGGCGTTTTCGGTTTTCCGCGAAACGACCAGAAGGTCGAGGCGTTTATGCGGTGGTTACGGGAACAGGAACGTAGAGGCGTTCTACGTATCGTAACACGTAACGGTAACACGTTCATTCAATCCAGTTACGGTCGGGGCCTTGAACACGCCCGGAGGAATCTTAAAAACGCGGGTATTGAAGTACCCGATGAAAACGTTGATATAGCTTTCAATCTTCCGGTCCACCAAGAGACGCTTCAATCGCTTTATACCCGTAATTTCAACGAATTACAGGGAATTACGGAGGCGATGAATCAGCGGATTTCACGTGAGTTAGCCGACGGTTTTGAGGCCGGTGAGAATCCGACGAGAATCGCCCGAAGGATAACTGACGTCGTTGATGACGTCGGAAAGCGTAGAGCTACAACCCTCGCTCGTACAGAGGTTATTCGTGCGCATTCCGACGCAACACTGAATAGATACGAACGGTTTGGCGTAGACGAGGTAACTGTAAAGGCGGAATGGTCGACCGCCGGTGACGCCAGAGTATGCCCGATTTGCCAGGCTCTCGAAGGACGTACGTTTACGATAGAGCAGGCACGGTCTGAGACGTTTACGTTCAACGATCAGGATTTCCCCGTTAGACCGCCTGCGCACCCGAATTGTCGGTGTGCGTTCTTACCGGTCGTTCAAGAGGCGAGTTAAAATGACGTACGAAACACTGTTAGAACGGATACTAACGTTCGCACGACAAGCCGGAGCGCCAAGCGAAGAGGCAACGGAAAGAGACGGAGGGTTCAGTTACCACGCAGAAAGTCATGCGTTCGGCGTAGGACTCGGTGTCGGATTTGCGGCAGTTACAACAGGTAACTATCGGATAATCGCCTTGATAACCTCAGGGCTATTCGGTTTGAACCGTATCCCTGAGATGTCGAGCCCTCGTATAACCGGCGATTTGCGAAAAGAGCCGCATTATTGTCTCTTTGGTATAGTAATCGGGGCGGTCGTCGGAGGTTTAATCGTGGGATTTAACGAAATCCCGGGTGTTTAAAAAATGCAAATGTACGTTAATGACGTTCCAACGGACGAGATTCGCGAGGTCGAAGAAGACGATACAACGTATCTGGTCGTACCTACAACGTTCATCAAGTCGATGAATTTACACCGTGGGTACGTTCCTAACCGTGAAATCGAGAAAGCGACGGATAGGTGGTCCGGGATACCGGCTGTTGCCGATCATCCGAGAAATGACGACGGTAAGCTTGTTAGCATAAATAATCCGGATAACGACGAAACACCGTTTGGAGAGATTCGTTCCCCGGAAACTAAGAACAATGGTACCGCTAAAACGCAAGCAGAGGTATGGTTAAACGTAGATAAGGCGGAGTCAATTGGCGGGGAACCGGAAGCAGTCGTTGAAGCAGCGAGGAATCGGGAGAAATTATCAGTATCGTCCGGATATGCGGGATTAAGACTCCCTTCCGGGAATTACGACGGTAGAGAAAGAGATAAGGTCGTCGGCGATTTACGTCCAGATCACATAGCAATACTACGGAATCGAGACGGTAGATGTTCGCTATCTGACGGATGTTTCGCCGGACCAAACGCAATTTCGGCAGCGAACGCGAATCTCGGCGTTATGGTTAACGCATTCCCCGATGACCGCCCCCCGCAAGAAGGCGACGGTAAGGGTACTTCCGACGATATGCAATCGTCGTTCAACGCTCTCTCAGAGGCAAGAACGCCGACGTTTTCCGGAACTACAACCGGTAGTTGGTCGGCTCCAACGTTCTCTGAGTACGTTTCGGCTTTCGGTTGGGACGCCGAACAAGTTGACGATTTATCGGAGTCTCAGAAACAGCAGATAGCCGAACATACGCTCCTTGGAGACCCGGATTCCGATACGTTCGATGAACTACAGGTTTTCCCGGTTGTAGAGCCGGAATCCGAAGACCTTAGCGAGAACGCCCTCGTCGCTGTATTAGGCGGCAGAGGGGCGCAAGCGGATGTTCCGGAAAGCGGATTAGAGAGCGCTCGTTCCGTATCGAGAACGTTGCTTGAAGACGAGTTCGGCCGAGACATGAGCGGTAATGCCGGCTTCTTAGTTAAGCTGGCGAATGCCCTCGGCTTTAGGGGTACAGAAAGCGGTAACGAGTCGGCGGAATCCGACAACGAAGAACCTGAAAACAACGAAATGTCCGAAAGAACGGAAACCCTCGTCGAGATGGGGTTCAATGCGGAGAATCTCCCGGACGAGGATACAGAGTGTTTCGACCGGATTTATAACGAGTTCGCTGTGAACGAGGATCCGGAGGACGATGAATCGGAAGACGAAGAAACCGCCGAGGCAGAGGAAGACGATGAACCGAACGAAGACGATGAACCTGCCGTGAGTTTCGACACCGAAGAGGAATTCGAGGAAGCGGTCGCTGGTGTCGTCGAAGAGCGTATTGCGGCGAATAAGGAGAGGTCGGAGAAGGAGGAACTCGCTGACGAGATTATCGCTAACTCAGACGACCACGATTCGGACGATAAGGACGACCTGATGAATTCGGAAATCAGCGTCCTTGAGTCCCTCGCTGACGCTGTTTCGTCCCCTGAACCCACGCCGGATTACGGTACTCGGAGGGTTGCATCGGGTAACTCTTCGAATGGCGATTCCAGCGGTATGCCCGCTCTCACTGCGAGCGAGCGCATGAAGGAAAGAGAGGCTGACGACTAATGACCGACGACACAATCCTTCTGCACGGACCGAGCGAGATGTACGAGGTCCGGAAAGAAGGGCGAGCAAACGGTACGATTACCCCGGGTCGTGTACTCGACTACGGCGGAAATAACACTGATGGACCTACGACTGAGCGCAATTTCACGGAACATGACACCGATGCCGTTCGACCCCGGCATATTGCGCTGGAACAGTCGTACGCTGGACGGGGCATAGACGACGAATACTCGTCTGGGGACGCACTCGTCTATGCGATTCTCCGTGCGGGTATGGAAGTTCAGGCGTTCGTATTCGACGGTTCAAACGCTGCTGGTTCGGGTACGGACCTTTCTGCAAATGCGAATATTTCCGTCGGGGACAAGCTTGTAGGGTATTCCGGAGGCGGTGAAACCGGTTGCCTGCGAGCGTTTGACGGTGATAACGAAGGCGCTGTAGTTGCGGAAGCTACCGAAGCTGTAAACAATTCGGCCGAGGCATCGCCCGCACGTATCAACGTTGAGGTGGTCTAAATGAGCGCTACTGGAGCAAGCGTTAGTACATCGGCAGACGCGGTGGATGGCGCCTTTGGCATCGGCATGGATTATTTCATGGCGAACGCCGAAGAGAGAAAAGAGATGGCGGCGAACGCCACGACTCTCGAGGAAGACGAATGGGAGACACTTTCCGACCGGATGGTCGATGTCTACCAGGAGACGAGAGTCGGCATCGCTGACCTTCAGAACGCCGGTCTCACGCGTTCCCTCAGTCTGGCGACTAAGGTCGACCTCTGGCAAGAGCGGAACGAAATGTCGGAGGCCGATGTGTCGATGGACGGGGAAACCCGGTCGGAAGAGGATCGTACGACGTATCAGACCGTCGGTGTTCCTGTCCCGATTGTCCACAAGGACTTCCGGATTTCCGACAGGGACCTTCAGTCGTCGCGAAGGCTCAATAACGACCTGAGAACCGACGGTGTTGCCTCGGCGACTAACGTGGTCGTTGAGATGTTAGAACGTATTCTGTTCTCCGGCTGGGATCCGGTCGTGAGGGACTCTGACGGCGATACCTTCACGCTCTACGGGTACACTACCCATCCGGACCGGAATACCGTGTCGGGCTCTGATTGGGGTACGCCCGGTAACATCCGGGACGACATCGTATCCGGACTCGACTTGCTCGACGCTGACGAACGTACTGGCGGTAATTTCTGGCTCTACGTTGCCCCGGCGCAGTGGAGGCAGTTCCGTTCGGCCATTGATCCCGACGGTGACGGGAATCTGACCGTCCGGAGTCGTGTCCTCGATGAGTTCGATGGTGAAATCGGCACTGTTCGCCGTGCCAGCTTCTTACCCGACGGGGAGTTCGTCATGGTCGACCCCTCGCCAGATGTCGTGGAACTCGCCGTTGCAGAGGACGTCCAGACGATCGAGTGGCAGAGTGGTTCCGGAATGACGAACCATTACAAGGTCATGGCGGCGATGGCCCCGGAAATCAAGTCCGATAGTACCGGTCAGAGCGGCGTCGTCCACGGAAGTGGTATCTAATGACAGATACGCACGAAGTAGTTCGGAAGCGGCACGTTAGGTCGTCCTCACATTCCGATAACGACGAGGACGAAGCAGGAGAGGACGGATGGATCGAATTCGACGTCGGAGATACCATAACCCCGACTGAATCCGAGCTTGCATCGTTCCCGAATCGGTTTAGGGAACTTCGAGGGCCGGTTTCGGATAACGGATCGGAGGAACCCGAGGGAAATGAAGAACCGCCTCTTGAACTGACCGAAATGACGGTCGCTGAAGTTCAGGAGGCGTTAGAAACGGGCGATTACGATGATAGCCTTGATACCCTCGAAGAATACGAAACTCAAAACGACGATAGAAAGGGTGTAAAGCAGTCGATCGACGACCGGAGGTAAGGGTCCGTGGCGACTCTGAACTCGAATGCCCGGAACACAGCTTCCGAGGTTAAAGAGATTTTCGAAACGGATCTAACGAACGAAAAGCTCCATAACTGGATAAACATGGCGGCTGAAACGACGGATGACATCGCAGCCGCCGATGAAGGAGGCGATTTATCAAGTCAACGACTAAAGCTGATTGAAGCCAATTTAGCGGCGTATTACGCAATGGCGAACGATCCCCGGGTTAAACGAGAAACCGTCGGGGACGCTACGTTCACGTATGACCGGACGGACTATTGGGAAGCAGCGGTGAATCTCGATAACACCGGTTATCTCTCAATAGACTCCGGTAAACCGCAGGCTTCAATAAGCGTACTCGACGGGAGGAACATCGAATGAGCGCCGGAATGGAATTACTCGGTTTTTCGGAAACCGTACAAGACTTCCGGCGAATGAAGGAATGGGCCGGAGACGACGACGTTGTGTACGTTGTAGGTACGGATGTCGAATACGCCGCCTTCGTAGAGTTTGGAACGTCGAAAATGAAGGCGCAACCGTATCTACGACCAGCCGCCCGTCAAGTTGCTCGTAGCCCGGGAACTCACATAGGAGGCGATCCGGATTCAGTAAACCAATTCGTCCGACAACTCGCACTTGCGATAGAACGCCAAGCGAAGAAGAAAGCCCCGGTTGACACCGGGAATCTAAAAGCGAGTATTCGAGCTGAAAGGATAAGATGAGCGTCAGTGGCGCTGCCGAAAGAGCGCTTGAAAGGATAGGTCGTAACGTTACTATCCGTAACTACGTTCAAGTCGGTAATGAACGTCCTTCGTGGGACTTAACCTCCGGTTCACCGTATACCGTTAAAGCGAGGGTAGACTACAGTACATCTCCGCTTCAAGTCTCCGACGCTCAGACTACGAACGTCGATATCGATGTCGACGTTTTCATCCTTGAAACAGCGGCGGGTGGCGTGTCCGAGATACGGGACGGAGGGGGCCAAGGAGCTACGGAAGTCGACGTCGACGGTGTAACGATGGTAGCGATGCTAAAGGACGTACAGGACAACGGTTTAATCCGGCTTGCCTGCGTTCGAGAGGTATAAATATGCCGGAAGAAGCGCCCGAAGTCCTCGTCCATGACTTGTTAGACGATGCCTCAGGTTGGGATAGCACGAATACGTACGACTTCAAACCCGACATACACTACGGGTGGTTTGACGAAGACAACGAAAACCCGGAAGTTACGGTAGGACAGGCTGAGGATTCGGTTGTCAACGGAGGTGACACCGGATATTCCTCGCTAAATCAGAACGGTGAACCCGGCCAAGATTTCGCAGGTACAGTCGAGGTAAACGTGTGGGCACGCCGTCTTGACATGTCGGGACCCTCCACCGGTAATCCGAGGGTATTTAACTACGCTGCCACGGAGGAAATACGACGGATAATAAAGAACAACGCCGATACTCCGTTGAATCCAGTAACCGGAAATCAACCGGTAGAGTCGATAGCATGGCTATCGAGAGAAGCGTTCGTTGAAGACGAGAGACGGAAAACAGTTTTCCGGTATCTCGTAACAATAGGCTACACATACGAAGATTGAGTATCTGCGACCGCCCGCAGGTACGCTGTTCATACCACCGATTCATTTCCGACAATGAACGGCTTTGTATCGAGGGTAGGATGTTTATGCCTTCGATAATTAGAATCGCAGGAAACCGTAGCGAGATAGGTTAAATCGTAGAAACAACATGTGGGTACGGAATACCGCCCCTGGGACGTATAGAACCGAACGATTGAAAGACCCCGACGGTACATTAGGCGAGGTCGTCGAATTTACCGACGGTTGGACGGCTAACGTACCGGAAGACGTCGGGGAAGCGATGGTCGAACACTACGACCACATCGAACCGACAGACAACGAATCTGAGAACACCGAAGAATGAGCGTAAGAAAACCTGAGTCCGGACTTCGAAACCACCGAGTCGAATTCGCGATTGAAACCACTGATGAAACCGGCGTACCGCAGCCGCCTCAAGACCCCTCGTGGGAGCCGATATCCGATAGGATATATTCTCACGAATGGTCGCCGAGTGCAGCGCTGGAACCCGATAGGGGACTGAGTGACGTTGATCCGGACACTCATAATAAGTCTCCGGAAGAACACGAAACGACGGTAAGTTACGCACTTCAGCGCTGGCTTACGGACGGTACGGGATCGGCTGGTAGTCCCCCGACTAACGGTTCTCCGCATGACCTATCGGGGTACGGAGTTATACGTGATTCAGACAATTTACTCCCGGCTACTTTAACAGTCGTTGATAGAGAGGATAAGGGTACGATTCAGGCGTCTTCGACGATTAACGGTACGAACCAGAAATCGACCCGGATTTATACCGTTGCTATAGGCGTTAAGGTTTCGAATATCGAGATAACCCTCGATCCTTCGGACCAACAGCCGGTTGTATCGAATGTTACATTAGCTCACGAATACGGACGGAAACACCAGATCGATCAGCCGGATTCTTCTACGACGTTAGACGTTGTATCTTCGGATAGTAACGATACAAGTCAATCCGTCGTAATAGAGAACGAGGGGGCGACTACAAGCGAAACTGTTTCGTTAAACGGTACAACGACTGTTTCAACGACTGAATCGTTCGGTGACATAGACGCTATCTATATCACTGATGGGTCCGGTAATCCGACGGATACAGTCGGGAACGTTACCGTTTCTGAGTCCGCTGGCGACGATCTCGCCGTTATACAGGGTAGCTCGGAGTATGATGACGTCGAGGGCGATTACGGCGTTCCTGCGCTCGGAGCGGGGAGTCATGCGTCGGAAATTGGAACCGACTTCTACCGGACGTTGCAGGATACGATTTCAATTGGCGGTTCTTCGACGTATTGGATGGAAATAAATTCGAAATCGTTAACCGTCGATAATAACATTAATCGGCGGATGAGAGACGCCTCTTATAGAATGGCGGTCGAAGAGGGTATCAGGGATGCTACCCTCGGAGCAACTGTATACGGCGAAACTCAGTCGTTCAAGGACATGGAACGTTCACTTTCGAATCGCGGCGCAGACATACTGTGGACGTTCGTAAACGGAGAAGAAATACAGCTATCGAACGCCAAGCTCGACGAACCCGGATCCCCGACGTACGAAGCGGAGCAAACGCAAATGACGCTGGACAACTCGTTTAGCGGCGAAGGGGGCGGTAGGACCGGCCTCTATGTCTACACGACGTAAAAATGACTGACAAACCGCCAAAAGGCGCTGTTGCAAGTGTCGAAGACTTCCGAGTTAAGAGGGACGATAAGGGCGAACTGATTCCCGTATGGGAGCCGATCCCCGGGTCTCAGAATACGTGTACGGTTTGCGACGGTACTGGTTTCCAGTTTGACGCTGAAACGGAAGATGAGAATACGTGCGAAAACTGCGAAGGGGACGGTTACGTTAAATCGTACGCTAAGGTCGTTCCTCTCGAACAAGGCGCCGCTAACAGATATATTCCGGATAACGGCGACCCGAGTGACATGAGTAATCGACAGACCGCAAAGCTGTTAAACGAACGGTTTGTCGAACCCTCGTTCGATATCGACGTTACAAACGCTGAAGCCGAAATGGACGACTTCAACGTTTTCGGCGTTGAACCGTTGATATTATGCGTATACAACGCCTCTGGTTTCGAATTAGCTAAGGGCATGATTCTCGAAAATACAGAGCTTACGCAGGCGATCGAGGGAAATTCGAAGAATGGCAGTTAGAAGCACGGGCTGAGTTCGTTCTTCACGAGTGCGGTTACTCGTTCGAAGAAATACCTCAGTTAACGCTGCCTGAAATACGACGACTGCTCGAAGGTAAAAGGGTTGACGCGAAGATTGAGCAAATGGCACGGAATAAAGGGTCCGATGAACCGATAACCCGTGGTGTTCCAAGAGATTCGGATTTCGACAAGCTTGAGGAATTCGACGAACGGGTAAGAAACGCTGAGAGGAACTAAATATGCCGTTTACACCGTCATCAAATAACACCCTCGAAGTCCAAGTCAGATCCGACGGCGTACAAGGGTTTCGGGGTCAAATGGACGATGCTATATCTGCGGTATACGGGTTCAAGGGGGCTATAGGCGCCGCAGGTGGCGCACTCGCTGCTTTTTCAGCCGGGTCGTTAGCCGCTGCTGCGGGCGCCGCAGCCGATTTTCAGGAGGCGATGGTCGAGGTCGAGAAGGTTACTGACCCGTCTACAGCGGCTGCGATGAGAGGCGAGATAAAGGACATGGCAACGGATATTCCGCTTGCCCAAGAAGAACTCGCCGCTCTAACTGCTGACGCCGCCAGATTCGGGGTACGTGGGACGGAAAATATTCGATCGTTCACCGAGACTGTGGCCCGTATGGCAACGGCCACTAATCTCAGTACGAGCGAAGCAGGGTCTGCGATGGCGAAATTATCCGAACTTACGAATACGCCGATTTCCGAGATGGAAAACCTTGGTTCGTCGATTAATTCTCTATCGAACAATTTCGCCACTTCAAGCCAAGAGATCGTTGATAACATGCTCCGTGGATCCGCCGCGTTGCAACAGCTCGGCTTGAATCAGCGGGAAATGGCGGGTCTCGCTACAGCAACGAATGAAGTGTCGGCGAGTGCCCGACGTGCAGGGACCAGACTTCGTCGTGTAGCGCAAGAACTGATGGACCCGAAAAAGGTCGAAAAGCTATCCTCTGCCTTCGGTATGTCGGCGGAAGAATTTAAAAATATGAGGGATAACGACCCGGTTGGGCTTATCCGTATGCTCGCTAAGAACCTCGCTGAAGGTACGGATAAAGCTGACGCTATCAGGTCGTCATTATCCACCGTTTCAAGGCAGGCTCTCGCCGGATTAGGGAATAACCTTGAAGGGCTCGATCAAGCGCTTAAAACGTCGAATTCGTCATTCGAAGAAGCAACGTCTCTACAGCGTGAATTCGACGCTGCTACAGATACGTTTAATTCGAAGGTTAAGTTGATGACAAACCGGCTTCGAAATAACGCAATCGAGATAGGGACGGTTCTTCTTCCGCATTTAACCGACCTTGTAGAAACCGTTAACAGATTCCTTTCGTCCGGGGATTCGTTGTTAAATCAATTGTCAGCGCAAGAGAAAGCCATCGGACTCGTAGCAATCGGTGTCTTGGGACTCGCTGCAGCGGCTGCGATGTTCGTAAGTGGACCACTTGGATTGTTAATCGCAGGTGCAGGCGCTGTAGCTGCGGCGTACAAGAATAATTTCCTCGGAATTAAAGACGACGTTGACCAGACATTCAGCGCTATTTCGTCGTTATGGGAGACGCATTCAGGCCCCCTAATGACGGAAGTTCGGAAATGGCAAGAGAAATTCCGACGGTTTTGGTCCAAATGGGGCGATGAAATAACCGCCGTAGCAGAGTTTGCGTGGGACGCTATTCGGTTCATAGTTGTAACCGCTGTCGACGGTATATTAAGCAGTATACGTACGGTTCTTGCTTTACTCCGAGGCGATTGGAGAACCGCCCTCAAAGCCGCTGCAGGGTTTTGGGAACGTACGTTTGGTAGGCTTGGCGTCGACGTTTCAGGTATTAAAGAATCGGTAAACGAAGCTCTCGGATTACCGTTCGAAGCAACGATAGGAAAGGTAAGAGTCGGAGGGGAAACGGTATTCCCCGGAGAAACCCTCAGAATACCGGCGCTTGCCGAAGGCGGAATTGTAACGTCTCCGACGCTCGCGATGGTCGGTGAATCAGGCGATGAAGCCGTTGTACCCCTTAATCGCCTAAAGTCGGCGTTTGAAGGGGTTGGTGGCGACATTATGGTTACGGTCAAATTCGAAGGTGAATCGGTTCTCGTTGAAGAAGCCCGCCGTCAGGCTAAGGTCGTTGTAGACCGTAAAGAAGACAGTCGAGCGGACCGTGTAGAAAGGTTAGAAACACGGTCCTCAGTCGAATAATGGTCGGAAGACGAGAATGGACGATTAGAACGTCGGATGGACGCTCTATCGTCGCCAATCGTGCTCGTAACAATTTACCGGAATACCGACGAGGGGGTACTGTATCAATCGAATTTACTTTCGACGATAGAGAGGACGTTACGTCGGATACCGGCGCAGAATACAATTATTCGGAATACGGACGGTTCACGTATTCTTCGTCCGGGGAATTGAGGGGGTTTAAAGCGTACGAATCGTTGAGGGAATACGGCGATTACGCCGGAGCAGTAGCGTTTGGAACGGATATTAATGGATTACCGTGGTATAGGGAACAGGTACCCGTAAAATCGAATGTTGAATCCCTCGTTGTAAACGTGGTTCCAGGGGCGGAAGTTCGTGGTAAAGTATCGGGTATTTGGGCCTTGATACTTGGGGTAACCGATGAAACGACCCCTCCGCTTAATTACCACGTATTAGACGTAGAATTCGGTATATTAGCAAAGAGCAGTAAATACGACGGTATATCGGAAGTAAAAACGAAACTCGAAAAATGACACTAAAGACTGGCGATGATTACGGAGTACAGGCGCTCGATATTAATCAAACCGTAGATGCGTTACTCGGGTACAGCGTTCGTCTAAACTCGGGCAGCGGCGTTTCTGCGTCAGTTGCCTCTGGAATGACCGTTGATATCGGCGACGGTGAGGTTTCATTCGGCGGGGCAATCGTTAACGTTTTGTCGCAATCAGTTACGCTAAGCACCGGGGGTTCCGACCCCCGAAAGGACGCAATCTACATTGATTCATCCGGGACCGCGAATGTAGCCGAAGGTACCCCTGAACCGGCGGTACCATCGGGGGAAACGAGGGAGGATACATATAGACCCGCTATACCGGATTTAAAGGACACAGACGGCGTTGTTATCGCTGAAGTATGGGTTGGCCCCGGTGTTACAAGTCTTACTTCGGCGGATCTACGAGACCGTCGTATTGATATAAATGCTTCGAATGCGCCGATTCGTTCGGGTCTCGCTAAACGCATCGTTTATTCGGATAATTCAAGATGGGTTTCTATGGGACAAACGTCGACGAAGTCGTTTGTAAGGCCAGGAGATGCGCTTCAACACGCTGCCGATAATTCGGGGCGTATATACCTGAGAGATAATATCCCGACGAACGACCCGGTTGAACGTATTGTCGACCTTGGTACGTCCGATTTAATTGGCGCCCAAAACCGAAGAGCGGAGATATACGTTAACGGCGAGGAAACGAATATAGGAATACGTAAAACGGCGACGGGTACGATACAAGACATCGGTTTAAATGGAACCCCTGATGCCGCTTCATCGACGTTTACAACCGTCGATTTACTCTGGTTAGACGATATGGGACGTGGTTCTTTAATCGATAATATAGACGTCTTCGGTACGAGAGGTAACGGAATAGTAGTCGCCGGTTGTCAGCAAATGACATTCCGGAATGTTACGGTTGCTACATGCGGTAATCCGTCGAACGATACCTGGCATATTTACCTTACAAATTCGTCGTTAAACGACGTAGGGACGAATTCTAACCTTTGGCTTGGATTACAAAGTCACGGTTCTGCGGGTGTTGAAGGGGGTCTTATCGCGATGCGTGCCGATCAAAATACTAACGATAAATACCCAAGAACGCAGAAATTCATCGGTATAAACGTTGAGAACGGACCTACTGACACCGATACACCGCTTATAGAGGTTGAAACACGTGGGCATTTATTTACCGGCGGTAGGATCAATAATATCGACGATGCAAGCGAGGTATTCCTCGCCGGTACAAATAGTACTCGTGCGATAAACAATATAATTACTAATTTAACGATATTTGCCACCGATGGCGACCCTACGGACGTTTATAGCAACGGCGGTAATAATGGTTCAGGTCGTGTTGTACCGCAAATCGGGAATTGCGTAATAAGAGCCAACGGAACCGGTATTTTACTCGATAGCCATAATCAGTCGATAAACGGTCTAAACGTACAAAATACCGACTTCCGAGATACCCCTCAGATAATAAACGTTAGTGCGTCTAAAGACGCCGGTCAACCGATAACATTACAAGGTATCGGCGGCACTGGCGATATACGCGTTCAAGGTGCCCCTCTGGTTATTTCTACGGTCCCTGAGGCATCGTGGGAAACCGGATTTGTGGACGAATTCGGCCCGAGTATATATTCCGACGATGGGTCGTTTACACCGCTATACGGTCAAACTGACTTAACGAACAATAACGGTTATGCGTTCATAGAACTACGTGATACGTGCCAAATGCCCGGCGGTGTTCACGTAGAAACGGAGGTCGTAGCGGATAATCTCGGAAACCGCCCATATATCATTGAATCCAACGGATCGGACGCCGGAGGGGACGGTAGAGCGGATCGATTAGAAGCAAGGGTTTACAACCGGGATGGTACGCTTGTAGGACAGCAAGACGTCGAACTTGCGTTCTACGGTTATCCGCACCGATGATAGGGTTAGAGTGGAAATTCGAAACGAAAAACTCCGGTACTATAGTCGCCGATTTTGCGAATGGCGATATACCGCAATACGAAAGGGCAACAACGATGTCAATGACGTTTAAATTCCGACGAACGAAGACGGCGGCAAGTAGTTCGGGTGCCTCGGAGTATGGCGAGTCTGAATACGGTGAGTCGGAGTTCTCAACAAACGTTGTAACCAACGAAATACCGGAGCCATACGATGCGATGTTGAAATTCGACGAATATTCGCATGCTATAACTACCGAATCATCGATTTCGAAAATCCCGTGGTACATGGAACGATTACCGTCAGATTCGCCGTATGAATCTCACTTGGTATTCGTAACTCCGGGTAATCGATCGATACGTAAACTGCCGCCTTTCTGGGCGGTAATAACCGGGGTCGATGACCAGACCGAAGAGACGCTGTTACATACGTATCTCGATGTCGAATTATTTGTAATCGCCGAGGGGGCGGAGTTTCAGACACATGACGACGTAGAAAAGGAAATCGCCGTATAATGGTTGAAATAATCGTTTTTGACAAAGGCGACAGGTTCGTTGAATTGGACGTTTCTGTTAGTAGTGCGTCCGTTTCATACGTCGAGGTTTACCAGAAAAGGGACGTTGAAACGTCGTGGACGCTATTCGCAACGGAGAGCCAATTCGGCGGTATTGCGACGCATACGCCTACTTTCGATGGCGAATTATACGACTACAAGGCTGAAGCGTACGATTCTAACGATATCATTGTTGACGTTGATACGACAGAAACAATATCTTTCCTTCCGAAACCTACAGACGTATCAGTCGTTAAGTTGAACGATGGTACGTACCAAATCTCATGGACGGATAACAGTCGTACAAACGGCGACTTTCAAGCGTTAATAAGGCCCGACGGTTTACCTAACTTTATCGTCGATGATACGATCGTCGACAATTCGCTTGAAGATTTTACATTAGCGTTAAATTTCGGAGAATTAGGTCCTGACGACTATTATGCGAAAATACGTATAAAAACGGACTACACGGAGAAAGATTCCGAAACCGTTCAATTTTCGGAGGAAAGGAACGGATATACGATTTCTCTGTACGACGAAAATCAAAATAGGTATCGACATTTAACGTCGGAAGAGATTAAGGACGTTAAATTCACGAGAACACATACGGGTGTTTCAAACTATCGGTTTTCGACAAAATACGATATAACCCTTGAAAACTGGGCTATGTCGGAGGTACATTTAGAATACGACGACGAGTTCCTATTCCGCGGTTTTCTCGAAACTATTGAATCCGACGACTTAGCGGCGGTAACACAATGCTCCGGACGGGGGGTCGAACTTGATTTGAAAAGTTCCGGTCGATCGGTAAATATAACGTCCAAACTCGCTCATACGGCGATTGAGGATTATATCTCAAATAATACCGATTTCGTCGCCGATGTGGTTACTCCTACGCCGAATGTTAGTACATCGGACGAAGAGATACTGAATATCGATACATCCGCCGAAATAAATAACGAAATATCGTTCGACGATACAGAACCCCTCGTCGTTGATAACGGTAAAATAAAAACGCAACAAACCGGTTTCTTCTTGGATACAGACGACGCTAAAACGAAGGATGGAACGGGTTTCCAGACGGATCCTGACTATAACGATGGGAACGCCGAAGAGTTCATTCAAATCGGTGATAGGCTCGTTCTTGAATTTACGTTAGATTACGATATACCAGACGGTAACGTCGGTCTTGCGTTAAGATTCGATTCCGTTGACGCACCGGAAATTGACGTTAGACTTGATGGTACGTCGATAAACGACGTTAATACGGGTCTAACCTCCGATTTACTCTGGCATAAAGACGGAGACTCTATACTACCGTTTGAACCGAACGGTATAGATGCGGGTACACACGAACTCGAGTTCTCTGTAACCGATGATCCGCAAAACGGTAGTTTAGCACTCGACGTCGTATTTATTTACGACACAAGATATTCGTATACATTCGATGACTCCGTCGATTCTAACGGATTTTTATCGAGTCCGCAGGAATACCCCGACGCTATAGAGGTTAGTCCCCCGGAAATCGGAACACGCTGGAACGTAACATCAGCCTCGGCAGACGTAACGATGGGCGAATCTGGCGAAACGCCCGAAAAACTACAACTACGTTTTACCGGGGGTTCATGGTACCCAAGCGACGGAACCGAAGAAAACAGTACATCGGTTACAACTTCGTTTCCCAACGAAGTTGGGTCGACGGTTGACACGAGGGTGATACTTGGAAGACGTGACAAAACGCGTACGACACAAGCGCCAACGACCGGCTTTGAAGGCGAACAAATCGATAGCTGGACGGTCGAAATCGACGGGAACGACCTTGCTGTCTTCGAAAACCAAACCGTAGAAGGGGACGATTTACGTAACATAATCCGTATGTCTAAATTCGCGGGTATGCGAACCGTTGCCTCCCATGAACCGGAGTCTAAGAAACTTACGGTATTCCGGAAGGGGGACGTTGTCAAACCCGAACCCGACTGGACGGTTGAAAACAGACGTAGAATCGTCGACTTCCGGGGTTATAATAACGATGTAACGATACGTGGTAAGAAGGACGATAATGGCGACAGACCGGTTAGAAACTTCTCCGATCAATCGGAGATAGACGAGTTCGGAAAGATACACTACGATGACATAATTCCGACGCTTGAAACCTCTGAAGACGTAGCTTCCGAAGCCCGAAAAGAATTAGGAGAGAGGATTCAAAACTCCGAATTATCGGGAAAAATCGAAATAGTTCCGATGTCAATACCTCCGGGTTTCTCGTACAAAGTGACCTGGAAAGACGGTTCAACGACGGAAATACCATGTGACGAAGTTTCGTACGAAGAAAGTCTCGGTAGTGCAAGGGGCGAAGTTGCGTTTAAACGTACCCTGAATATTGAAGACGTAATATCCGGGGTAAAAAGCGATACGTCACGTAATAAACAGGTACTATGACAGCCGAATTGTTCGACCGCTGGGCGCTTGAACTATCGATTGCGATACTAACGGCCATCGCCGTTTTAGGCATTAACATCTGGCAAAATCGGTCTCGTATAGAAACGGTAAAAACCGCTGTATTCGGCCACGAAAACAACGGGGGCGGTCAATCGGACAAACTGAGTAACATATCGGACTCTCTCGACGATATAGAAGATACGCTTGATCGGCAAGAAGACGTACGAAAACAAGAACACACAGAGGTTAAAAACGCGGTTCGTGAAAACCGTCGTCAGATGTTACATGCGTTCGATCAACTTATAACTGAGATAAACTATCAATCCGGAGATATAGACGTTGAGAGCTCGGATCTACTCGAAGACATAGACGACGATGTATTCCGGGGTAGAAACCCGGATGAAACGTAGCGAAGGGACTCGAACCCTCGGCTTATTGTAACCTTACACTACGAAATGGTATCGATTTTCGGGGTCCACGACCCCTTTGTACCGATTTTCGGGCCTCCTACAGCCCACGATTTTCACCGTTGCGCTTGCCCAACGAAGCGGGTTTAATAGGGGTTCGCTTCGTTCGTAGACTCGCGCAATCAGCGCTTGGACGTCGTTTGACTTAACTCTTTCTCGCTCCCTCAAGGGCGATTGAGAACGATAGTCCGAGCCCGAAGGCGAAAAGTTCCGCGCCTTCGAGTGGTAACACTGCGGGTTGAAAATCGTCGGACATTACCTCGTCCTTTCGGTTCATACAGTATTCGAACGAGTCGGCGAGGGCACGTTTATTCCGGTCTCGAAGCGAATCTAAGAAGTTCTCTCTATCGTGTATTTTCGCATCGTCCGTGCCCTTATTCACGAGTTCTCGACCAAGTATCATTCCGGTTCTAAACGGAAGTCCAACGTTTGGACCAGCGGGTTGTTCGAGGGCCGAAATTTCGTACGGATCTTCGGAATGGAGCATTACGTCCATCGTGTCAGCGAGTTCTCTAAACCCGTTTTCTCGTGCCCGTTCGATCACGTCTCGTATCGTCTGTTTTTCGGATTCAGTCATCTTTCGCTTGAGCGTACCCTTCCCCGTACCCCCGTGCGAATTCGTAACGATGCCGGTAAAATTCTTCGCTAACCGGCACAACGTCGTCGAAAACCTGGTATATAGGGGGTTGACCATCGTTTGTCCGTAGATGTACGCTATCGTTGAACCGTTCTGCTACCGTTGACTCCTCGAATTTCATTCACGCCTTCCCGTCGTCTCGTGGTCCCATTCGAACGATTCAACGACGGTCACACGACGGTCAATAATGTTCCCCAAAGCGCCTGCTCCGTCGATATCTGCGTTTCGTACGTATCCGTGGATACGGGGGTCCGTAGACACGTTTTTCACGGCGTAGACTGTACTCTCGGATTTATCGAAGTACAGGTCGTATTTCTCCGCTTCTACGACGTTTGTGAGCCATTCTTCGAGCTTTCCTACGTGCGCGAATTCGGTTTTCATAGTTCTACGGTTTTCCAGTGTTTCATCCGGTCACAGTACGGACACTGCTCAGACCGAAGGTCGTAATATCTACGTCCATCGTAGTACGGTTTAGCGATTGAAGTAAACGTCTTACCGGTTTTAAAGCAGTCAAATTCGGCGACTACTACAAACCCGTTACTCTTTATCTCTTCGTCGACTTTTTCGCCGTTCACTTTCATAACGTACCCCTCCGTACGGAGGGGTATGGACACGGAGGGATTTGAACCCTCGACTAACCGGTTTCTCAAGGTTTCAACGCCCGGGTAGGGGTGATCGGAGGGGTACGCTGAAACCTTTATGAGCCGGTCGCTCTACCCCTGAGCTACGCGTCCTCTTCGGATTTATATTCGGAAATTCGTCTCATCAAGTATCCTACGGCGTGACCGAACATGAACGCCAGTGTAAGTGAAACGACGGTTATTCCGGTTTCTAATTGCATGGCTCCATTCGCATCGTTTGTGCGTTTCTCGTCGAAAATCCGCAATCTCTACATTTCCATACTAATTCGTCGAAATTACCGTCGACAGCTACTACCTGTCCGTGACTACCGATCGTACGCTTTTGCCCTTCAAACGACGGTCTCTTCGACCCTACCAAAAAGCCGAAGTTACACCGGCACATGAAGTGTTCAAACATCGGTTCCCTCGTCCGGCGGTACAATCGTTAATTCGTTGATGAACACGTTTATCGTAACATCGACGTCACCCATTTCAGATGCGGCGAATACATCGATCGCATCGGACGATTCTAACCCCTTTTCGAACGTTCGTTCGATGTCTTTAAACACCGATTCAATGGACTCTCTGTCCATATACCCCCGGTCGGATTCGAACCGACGATCTCCGGGACCAAAACCCGGCGCTTTTGGCCGCTGTACTACGGGGGTTCAATGATACTCCCGGCGGGATTTTAACCCGCGTCTTCGGGACGAAAACCCGACGTGATTGGACCCTACACCACGGGAGCAGTGTGCCCGGCTGGATTCGAACCAGCGACCCACTAAGGGAGCGGTTCTTAAGACCGCCGCTTTAACCACTCGGCCACGGGCACCGAAGTTTTATTATGCGCCCCCGGTAACCCGGTGAGCGCATCGGAGATTCAGCGGGTCGTCACCCTCTGCCTCAGGTGCTCGTCAGCGCCGTCAGAGCGTTTCCAAACGCCTCTCCGACGCCCCCTCCGGGAGTCGAACCCGGTTAAAGCCCGTGGTTTCCGCCCATACTGCGAGACACCGTCAAGCGCGACCAAGACGGTCCAGCGGTGCGTTCCCTGCTTCGGGGGCACGTGCCCCTTACGGGGGCAAATCGGCCGAGTATCAAGCCCTCGGTATTTTCGGGGCTTTGAGCTTGCTACAGCCGACTACACGCCATCGGCAGGGCGCTTGGGACCCCGCTCACGCACCGATTGAGTTCACGTATCAACCGGCCGTAGGTCCCACGGACGGCACGGGAATTGAACCCGTATCACGGGTGCGACAGACCCGTATCTTAACCGTTGGACCAACCGTCCTGAAAGGGCGGTGTGTGCGCCCTTTCGATGCTCGACTTCCGGATAGGGTGATCCGGAGCGTGTTCGGGGGTACTACGATATTACCGCCGCCTGATAGGCTCCCGCCCCACGTCGTAGGCGGGTCGTAGACCCCGATGAAGCGGATGGGATTCGAACCCATGCGGCGCACGGATAAACCGTGGTTACCCGCCTTACCGGGCTTAAGAGACACCCGGTTCATTGGCGCCAGATTAACCGCATCTGGAACCGCTCCCTTCGTTGTCTGTCGTTGTACCGGAGCGGAGTTAAATCCTTGGACTCGCCGATATTTCGACGATACGCGAATTAACAAAATTAATCGGAAGTTAATAACAGGTTCCTGGGGGAACGCCGTACCGTTTCTGCAACGACGTATCCGCTAAAGTGCTTTTTTCCGTTACGAGAAGCGCTGTACCCATTTAATTTCACGTTTAAAGGGGGGTCTGAGAGCGTGCATTACTACAGGGGGACAGGGGGTAGCAAGCGTGATTACCGTACCCCTCGCCCACTTCCGTTGTATTTCGAAATCCGACGTTTGGTAATATTTGCCTCTTTTTCCCGTACTAAGAAACGTTATACGTCCGAGGCAGTACTCTTTATATGTCAGAAAGTCGGCCCATCACCGCCAAAGAGGGCGGCCAACGGGTTTTGCATTTGATCGAACGTTTCTGCGACATCGTCGTCAAGGGGTAAGAGCTGTTGAATCCGTCGGTAGTGAACCGCTGCTTTACCGGCGGCTCCATTGTCTAACGCTTCGTTGTATGCCCTGACGTGTCCGTCGATGATTATCCGAAGTTCCGCCTTCGTAGTATCGGGCATTTCTATTCGTTCCCTCGCCTCGTGACCGTGTTTTTGTTCGAGATACCGGTCCAACACATCACCGTCTACCAGTTCGAAGAATTCGTCTTTCATCGGTTTTCGACCTTCTTTCTGTATTTTTCTATTTCGTTGAACATGGCGCCGTCCTCCGTTCTAACCGCCTCTGCAAACTCGTCGGTATTCTCGTTGCAGTGATCCTTGAACCCGACACAAACGAGGGGTCCGGTAATATCACGGTCGAGAAGCTCTTCGACGAGTTCCTCGCCGTCAGGTTGCGTAGCTTGTAAACGGACTGCTATGTCCGCCGCCCACGGGTTTCCGTCAGCTAACTCTTGGATCCGCATTACCGGAAGAGGCTTTTTATCCGTTCGAAGAGCGATTGGTCGTCGTCTTCGTCCTCCGGTTCATCGTCGTCTGGTACGTGGTGCGGTCCGAACCTCCTATTTGGATCGACGGCGGTGTTCGGAACCGTAGGTTCTTCCCTAAGTTCGAACGTTTCTTCGTTCGTTGCGTCCTCCGGAAGAACGCTTTCGTTAGCCGTTGAATCGGGTTCTTCGAATTCGTCATCAAGGTGCGGTACCCCGAGTTCTTCGGATTCGTCGTCATCGAAGCTCAATACCCCGAGTTCTTCGGGTTCCTCTAATACTTCCGATAAACGCCGATTTCTTATTAGCCCGGGATACTCGTTCCAGACACTCCGTACCGTCGAGGGGGCAACTTGAACCTCCGCCATTTTCGCGATCTCACTGCTCGATGCCTCCGGATTTTCGGCTACAAGAGTTATGACTTCGTCTTGTAGCTCCGTTAATTCGTCGCTCATGTTCCTCTACAAACGGTTAAGTAATACGGAGGATTGGATATCATTCGCCGTCGCCCCTGGGGGTTAGAGCGAACAACCCCCTTTCCTCCGTGTTACTTAACCGTCCGTATGACGCTTGTTGCTACGAGTTGTACGTAGCTCAGCGCCAACGCTCACTGAGGGAGTCGAACCCTCGGAAAACCGCCGCGTGAGCAGAAAACCCGTCAGTCGGAGTGTTTAGCAAGGAACGAGGTTACCGATATTAGAAGCAGTATAGACACGGGTGGTATGATCGTCCAATACGCCTTTTGATACTGTCCTACGTCGAAAAATTGGAACGCAAAAATCGACGCAACGAGTAGTGCTACCGTTGATAAGATAGCATATGTGTCGGTCATTCGTTAATACTCCTCCACTTCGTACGTTTGGTCGATGTCGTAACCATTGATGAATCGCGCTCCGAGCGCCTCTTCGATCGCTTCATGGATATTGTCGAATTCCGTTGGTATGTGGACTGTTAGCTCGGCGTTCGTTAGCTTTACCTCTCTTACGGTTTCTCGGTCGTTTGTCACTTTTTAACCTCGTTTCCGCATTCCGGACATTCGCGAATCTTACCGTCTCTCGAATACCACCCTGTAACCGTCCAGCCACGTAGGTCAGTCGTCGTATATCCGCAATGCGGACAATGGTATTCTAATCGCGGTGCATCGGTGTGTGGTCGCCAATCTTCTGACACGGGTTTTCACCCGATGTACGTACGGAGAGTCGAACCCCGCCGCAGATGGAAATGCCCTCCGTCTGCGTTCCGGTTAAACGCCCTCTGACTGGCGTCTTACGTACGATATCCGCAAGCGCGAACCGTTGATTTAGCGAATACCGGGGTTGCCAGTATCCCGTTTACGGTAATCCGTAGGGGGTCCGGATACCCGTCCGCAAAATTGAATCAAATTGAATCGTCGGTTTTTATCGTTTTCGGCGCATGTACGACGGGTCAAACTTCCATTTTTCAGACGTTCGGAAACCCGAATTCATCGGGATAAAAAGACCTTCGTTCGGTCTACCGGCGTTTTCAGATTCGACATCTTTACGACGTTCGACCTCGTTTAATCGGTTATTTACGGCGTTGATTTGTGCCGGTATTTCGTATTCTTTTAGCTCTTTAACCCGGTCGGAGTCCTCCGTTCTATTGAGTTCGAAACGTAGTTCTCGAATCTCTCTGAGTTCGCTTAATACCGGCTTAATACTGTCCTTTTCGAACGCATGACCGCAGGGTTCGAATATAACGCACGTTGTCATTTCATACGTCGGATCCCGAGTAACAGTGTCTTCGTCTACCTGTACGAGATTTTCCGATTGTTCAGAATCGATATATTCGACGTATCTATACTCCTCCGGCGCTGTTCGACAGTACGGACAGGGACTAATCATTTCATCGCTTTAACCGCTCTTTCAGAAAACCGAGGTTCAAACACGTCAACGTCCTTACCGTCGGCGACCATGAATGACGCATGAACCTCGCCATTTTTCGTCCACTTTTCGGAATGTCGGTGTCTTGCTCCGAGCGTATGCCCGACTTCATGGGCGATAACC